CAAAATGCTTTGTAGGGTGACGGTGCGCATTTTGTCAGTTGAGGGTTGAGGGTTGAGAGTTGAGGGACATTAGGAGTTGAGTGCGGTCATGGCCGCCTGCACGGCGGCTTCAAAGGTGACGCTAGGATTCGGCCAGTCGTTACGCGGCGCCGGATTGGCGGCGAACATGGCGAGGATCTGCTGCAAGTATTGCTCGACGGCGTCCAGCTCGGCGCAGGTTTTGCCTGCGGCGGTGAGGCTTTGGCGCAGATACAAAAGTGTAGGCTGGCGGTCGCCTGCGAGGCCGACACTGCGGAGGTGTTCTTCGGCGGTGACGGCGGGCGGCGGCGTTGCGATGAGCGTGCGGCTGGCGGCGTCCCAGAGGAGGCTGCCGTTTTGCAGTCCCTCGCCTTGCTCGTCGGTGAGCGGGAGCGCGGTGAGGTCGGCGGGCAATGGGTCAGCGATGACCGTTCCGATGCTGACGGATTGGCCGGTCGTGGTGTTGTAGAGGAGGTGCCAGTTTTGCATGGTCATGGGATGCCGATGAGGCTGAATCCGTATCGCTCGGGGTTCGCACCGATGTTGTGCTTCACGGCGAGGCGGGAGCCTGCGGGGATATTGCGTCCGAAAAGCGATAGATACGGAGGCGAGGACAGCACGGTTTCGCTGTTGCCATAAGAGGCAACAGTCAAGCCAAACACCTGTTCGCTTCCTGACGCGCCAACGCCGAGATCTAGTTGTGGGGCAATGGTTGCAATGTTGCTGTTGTGCGCAGACGGCACGATGGCCACGGCACGGTAGGCGCGGGAAGTCGAAGCGATGGCTTGAACCCATGTGCCGCTGGAGCCGCTGAAGCTGATGCCTTGGCTCGTCGCGGTGTCTCCGGTGATGACATCAACGCTCGTTGGCGCTGTGGCGTAATCGCCGCCCACATCAAAGAGGAAGACTTGTGCGGTTGCTGTTTTGCCGCCCGTGACCACAGACTGAATGCGGGCCGAGATGCGCGTGCCGCTGGCGATTTTTAGCGGAACGGCAACGGCAACGCCTGTTGGGCCAGCCGTGGTTAGTGCTCCACCAACGGCAAGGTTTGAAATAATGACCGCCTCGGAACCGCTGGCACCCGTAGCCACGTCAATGAGTGTGGCGGTGTTGGTGGCGACCGTGCTGATGTCCTGCACCATAAGCACCAACAGACCCGCATTGGCAGAAGTGGAGGCAATGAGTTCGGAATAAGAACCCTTGGTGTGCGCGGAGGTGTTGGCGGTCAGCGATACTTCGGCGCTGGAGTTGACCGGAGTGTAGGACGCCTCAAACCAATCAACGTTGCGGAAGAGTGGCGTGGCACCGAGATAGGCTTTTTGCAGGAGGGCCATAACTTACGGATCGGTGATGAGGAAGAGCGTGGCCGCGTCGGGACTTCCGATGGCGTTGTATTCGGCTTGGGTGAGCGAAACGATGTTGTTGACCACGTCGCTGCCACTTCCTGCGGAGGTGTCGCTGACTACGTTGACGCCGGAGCGGTCGGCGGCCGTGAGCGTGCGGGTGGTGCCGGTGGAGATGCCGGAGAGTTGGAAGGCTAAATTTTTGCTCGAATCCGCGTTGTCATACAGGAGGAAGTTGGCGTCGTTGAAGACGTCGGGGAGGATGCCGGCATACGTCCAGTCGGCGTCGCGGCTGACTCCTGCCGTGGCCGTGCGGATGTAGATGCCGGCGGGTTTGCGGGCGATCAACCAGGTGCCGCTGGCTGTGCGGACGAGCCATGCACTGTTGAGGGTGGCCGAGCCGTCTAGCGGAAGGTCTGCGTAGGTGGCAACCTCGCCGTCGATGTAGGACGCGCCGCCGCCTCCACCGGAGCCGGTGAAGTCGAAGGTCCCTGAGAATGGATTGAACTTTAGAGCCATTAGAGGGAGAGACTAAGAGCCAAGCGGAGCGAGACGGGCTGAGGCAGCGAAGCCAAACGAGTTGATTGCAGGCGGACGGCTGGGCCAGCCGTCCCTACCGGGGGAAATTTGAGATTGGAAATTTCAGAGGTCATGAGTCGGTGCGGAGGACTTCGTCGATGTTGTTGGTCGCGCCGTAGTAGGTGATCGTGAGTTTGCACACGACGGGGCCGGCGGCGCCGCCTTGGCGGAAGGTGATGGTCTCGGGCCGGGCGTCGTCACTCACGGGCACGCCGCCGACGTAGGTTTCTTTGACGTGGTCGTGCTCGGGAATATTGAGACCGGCGATGTTGCGGACTTTGACGTTGGGGTTCACGGGAGAGTTGAGAGTTGAGGGATGAGAGTTGAGGGATTAGGCGGCCGTGGCGCCGCGGGCGGCGAAGGCTCCGCCCATGCTTTGGGGCTGGGACGCCAACGCGGGGACGGCGCCGGTTCTCCCGATCTGGGCGTTTTGGATTTGGGTCATTTGGAAGTTCAGGGCTTGGGCTCGGGCGTCCACCATCCCCTTGTAGATTTCGTCGCCGGCGTAGCGTTGCTGGAGTTGCGGGTTGGCCTGGATCGCGCTTTGGAGGACTTGGAGGCGAAGTTGCGGATTGACGCCTTGTTCGGGTAATGGGGGCTCGATGCCGGCGCTGATCTTGGTCAGGGCGAGCTGCTCGTCTTCGGCCTCTTGGGCGGTGGCGACGTCTTGGCTTCTTACGATCATGGCCGCCAGGCTGGGATCGACGGCGCCGACGATGAAGTTGACCAAGCCGGCGCGGTCGATCACGCCGGCGACGTCGAGGGGAACAGCAACCTTGGCGATGTATTCTAATTTTTTGCCCAGCACCTCTGCGTCGAGGTCACGAACATCGAATTCGGCGACCAGGTCGTAGCGGCCTTGGATCTGCTCGCGGCTCACCTGGAACGGGGCGGGCATGGCGCCGGCGACTCGGGCGATCTCGGTGTCGCTGACATATTGCTGCATCAAGGCAAAGGCTTGGGCGATGACGGCTTTGCTACTCCGGAGCCAGCGATCGACCATGGTTTGCTGGGTCAGCATGGTGAGCGGCTGCGGGACCGACTGGCTGAAGCGGCCGAAGTATTCGTCGACGTCGCGGCGGGTGCTGGCCTCGATCTCGATGGTGCCGCTGTCGAAACGCGGGGGGTCCATCCATCCGAATTCGTTGGGGCGGCGCTCCGGGATCTGGGCGCCGGGGCCGAAGATGAGGTTTAGTTTGCCGCGGTTCGCCGGGACTCGGACGGGCGGGAGGACGGCGACGGCGGCGCGGTCGGATCGGAAATCGCGCTGCGTTTTGATCTCGTATTGCTGAGATTCGAGCAGCTCGGGGACGCCGCGGCTCTCGAGGAGGTTGCGGGAGATGCGTTCCCGGGCGAATTCGACGAAGGGATAGTCGCCGTGCGAGTAGGGCAAGAGTTCGCTGACGGCGACTTCGTCGGCGACGGATTCGTGCAGGACGGTGTAGTGGACGCGGGTAGTGTTGTCCCGGTTGAACTGTTTTTGGTAGTAGTGCCAGAGCTCGATCATCTCGCGCTCGGTTTCGAGGTTGATGATTTCCTGCCGGTAGTAGTTGCGGATCGGGCGGCGGTAGGCGCCTTTGTGGCGGAGGGCTTGTTCGACGAAGTCTTCGCTGTAGCCGTCGGTGACGATGCGTTCGCGCAGTTCGGTCTCAGTGACCATTTCGCGCCAGGACACGTAGCGGGCGCGTTGGAGGTCGCTGGTTTGAGGCGGAAAGTAGATGTCCTCCCAGGGCTCGAGGGCGACGAATTCGGGGCGGTTCTCGAAGAGGTAGGGATTTTCGTACGTGCAGGCGCCGGCGTTGCGGAGGTCGCGGACACAGCTGAGCTTGCCGGCCGCCGGGCCGATGAGGTCGGCGAGCATTTGCTTGGCGTCTTCCTCCTGGAGCGGGTCCATGATGCTCTCGAGGAGGATCTGGATCATGGGGTCGCCGGTCTCGGCGAGCATGCCGGCGAGCTGGTCGAGGGTGATGGTCTTGGATTCCGTTCTTGTTGTCCGGCGCCAGAAGACTCCCATGATGGCGAGGCCGTATTGCTCCTGCATTTGCGCGAGGAGTTCGACTTCGCGGCGAAGGTCGTCGGCGCAATGCTGGAAGAGCATCCATTTCAACGCGGTCTCGGCGCTGACTTTGGCGGCGTAGTCGCTGGACTCGATGGGTTGGAGTTGGATTTTGCTGCGGAAGAATGCGTTGGTGAGGAGGGCGACGTTCTCGTTGCAGATTTGGTCGGCAAGGCGGACGCGGGCGTCGCTGGCGCCTTCCCAGGGGAAGGCTTGCTTGGCCAGGGCGGAGGAATGTTTGCGGCCATCGGGGGATTGGCCGGACCAGATGGCGTGACGGACTTCGTAGTTTCTCTGTTTCTTGTCGAGGTAGCCGCCGACGTCACTTTCGGCTTCTTGGATGTTTAGCAGGAAACCGCGGATGTCGTCCGCGGACGGCTTACCTAATGTCGCCTCATAATTGTAGCCGTTCTCTAAACTCATGCTACGTCCTCCAGCGAGTCCGCGGAGTTTTCAGTTTTCAGTGATTGGTCAGTTTTCAGTTCTGAGGCTGAATCACTGAACACTGAATCACTGGACACTCCCGCGAATGACACCATGGTTTTCGCGCTGGTAGATTCGACCCGACACTCGGGGTTGTCGCGGAGCAATGATTTGAGCCAGTCTTTGTCGCGGGTGATTCCGGGGTTTCTTCGTTCCCAGTCGATGAAGGCGAAGGCGTCGATGCTGGCGACGTGCTGCCCTACCCCCTCGATGTGGGCGTGCTCGAGTCTCGCGTTGGCTTGGGCGATGCGGAGTTGCCTCGCCTTGGCGTTGACGGCTTGGGCGTAGAAGCCGCGCTGTAACTCCTCTTTGACGAGGGAGCCGAGTTCGGTATCGAGGTCGAGCATGGGAAAGTGTTCAGTGTTCAGTGTTCAGTGTTCAGCCGATCCACTGACCGCAGACTGAAAACTGGAAACTGAAA